CCCACGCGCGGAAATTTTTCAGCCGGTGGGTTGATTCCTCACTGAGCCCCAGGATTGGATTCAACATGGCACGAGGCGGAATCAGGCCTGGAGCCGGCCGCAAGCCGGACCCGAACAGCGCCCGCCAGCGCAAGCTGGCCGCGCGCGCGGCGCGCCTGGCGACCCAGGCTGTAGGGGAGCCGGTCAAGGCCCGCGGAATGACCCTCCCCAACGGGCAGAAGTCGCCGGATGCGCCGCCTGGCTGGCCGTTCGGGACGCTGCCGCCCGCCGCACCGGCTCGTGTGCCTGAAGCGGCCGAGTCGGGCAAGCGGCTGACGGCGCGCGAGTACCTGGTGGAGCTGGTCAACGACACCGCAGCGGACGCGAAGCTCAGGCTGGACGCGGCGAAACGTCTGATTGAGTTCGAGGAGCCCAAGCCGGCACCCATGGGCAAGAAGGAAGCCCGGGCCGAAGCGGCCAAGAAGGTGGGCAGCAAGTTCGCCCCCACCGCGGCCCCGAAGCTGGCTGCCGTGAACGGTAGCCGGGTCGGCTGATGCCGCGGACCACGGCGTGCCCTGACTGGGCAGAGAGGCTCCAGGCCGGGCAATCGATCATCCCGCCGCCGATCTTCCCGGAGCAGGCTGAGCAGGCCCTGGCCGTGTTCAAGGAGCTGCGGATCGTCGACGCGCCAGGCTCGCCGACGTTCGGCGAAAGCTGCGCGCCCTGGGTGTTCGACCTGGCGGCCTGCATCTTCGGGAGCTACGACGTACACAGCGGGCGACGGTTGATCACCGAATTCTTCGTGCTGATCCCGAAGAAAAACGCGAAGTCGACCATCGCGGCTGGGATCATGATGACGGCGCTGATCCTGAATTGGCGGCAGTCCGCCGAGTTCACGATCCTGGCGCCCACCATCGAGGTGGCTGGGAACAGCTTCGGGCCCTCACGCGACATGGTGCAGCGGGATGAGGAGCTGGACGCGCTCATGCACGTCCAGACGCACATCAAGACCATCACCCACCGCACCAGCAACGCGACCCTGAAGGTGGTGGCCGCCGACTCGCAGACGGTGTCGGGCAAGAAGTCGGTCGGCACCCTGGTCGACGAGCTGTGGCTGTTTGGCAAGGTGGCTGACGCGGAAAACATGTTCCGCGAGGCCCTGGGCGGACTGGCCAGCCGGCCCGAAGGCTTCGTGGTCTACCTGACCACCCAGTCCGACGAGCCGCCGGCGGGGATCTTCAAGCAGAAGCTGGCCTATGCGCGCGACGTGCGCGACGGCAAGGTGGAGGACCCAGCCTTCGTGCCCGTCATCTTCGAGCACCCGCCGGAGATGGTGGCCCGCAAGGCGCATCTGCAGCTGGAGAACCTGCGGCTGGTGAACCCGAACTGGGGCTTCAGCGTCGACCAGGTCTACATCGAGCGGGAGTTCAAGAAGGCCCAGGTGGAAGGCGAGCAGTCCTTGCGCGGCTTTCTGGCCAAGCACGGGAACGTCGAGATCGGCCTGTCCTTGCGCTCCGACCGGTGGGCCGGCGCGGACTTCTGGGAGGACGCGAACGGCGCACCCGCTGACCTGGCCGAGCTGCTGGCGCGCTGCGAAGTCGCGGTAGTCGGCATCGACGGCGGCGGCCTGGACGACCTGCTGGGCCTGGCAGTGATCGGACGCGAGACCGGGACGGGCCGCTGGCTCCACTGGGGCCATGCCTGGGCGCACAAGATCGCGCTGAAGCGGCGCATGGACGTGGCGCCGCGGCTGCTGGACTTCCAGCGCGACGGCGACCTGACCATCGTGGACCGGCCCGGCCAGGACATCACCGAGGTGGCGGACATCGTGTGCCAGGTGCGAGACGCCGGCCTGCTGCCGGAGGAGCGGGGCATCGGGGTGGATGCAGCCGGCATCGGGGACATCGTGGACGAACTCGCCGCGCGCGAGTTCGACCCTGAGAAGGACATCGTGGCCGTGGCCCAGGGCTGGCGGCTGAACGGCGCGATCAAGACCACCGAGCGCAAGGTCGCTGGCGGCGAGCTGCTGCACGGCGGCCGGCCCCTGCTGGCCTGGTCGGTGAGCAACGCGCGGATCGAGGACAAGGGCAACGCCATCTCGGTCACCAAACAGGCGTCGGGCAAGGCCAAAATCGATCCGCTCATGGCGGTGTTCGATGCGGTCACGCTGATGGCGCTCAACCCGGCCAGTGCTGGCCGGTCATTCTGGGAAACGGAAGCCGCATGAGAACACTGGACAAGGTAGCGGCCTTCCTGGGCTTCGAGCGAAAGGCCGATCCGCTGGCCATCTGGGCCGAAATGCTGCGCGCTGGCGCCAAGTCGAAGGCTGGCCTGACCGTCAACCTCGACACCGCGCTGAAGGTGGCCACTCTGTTCGCGTGCCTGCGCGTGCTGGCCGAGGGCGTGGCCCAGGTGCCGTTCAAGCTGATGCAGGACACGGGCGGTACCAAGCTGCCAGCCCGTGAACACCCACTGTACGACCTTCTGACCGTGCGACCGAACGACTGGCAGACGAGCTTCGACTTCCGCGAGCAGCTGGTGATCCACGCCGCCATGGGCAACGCCTACGTGTGGAAGAACGTGGTGCGGGGCAGGGTGCTGGAGCTGATCCTCCTGGACCCGTCCCGGATGGTGCCGGAGCAGCCCGACGAGTTCAACGCCCCGCGTTACAAGTACACGCTGCGCGACGGCAAGGAGCTGATGTTCGAGGCCGAGCAGATTTGGCACATCCGCGGCCCCAGCTGGAACGGTTTCTCGGGCTTGCCCATCCTGCAGATCGCCCGCGAGGCCCTGGGCCTGGCCATGGCCACGGAGGAGTCCCACGCCAAGCTGCACGCGAAGGGCGTGCGACCCTCGGGCACCTATTCGATCGACGGCAACCTGAACGAGACCCAGCACAAGCAGCTGAAGGCCTGGATCCTGTCGGAGATGGCCGGCGCCGAGAACGCTGGCGCGCCGCTGATCCTCGACCGCGGTGCGAAGTGGCTGTCGATGGCCATGACCGGCGTGGACGCGCAGCACCTAGAAACGCGTCGGTACCAGATCGAAGAGGTCTGCCGCTTCATGCGTGTGTCTCCCATCATGGTCGGCTACAGCGACAAGGCCACCACCTACGCCAGCGCGGAGCAGATGTTCCTGGCGCACGTGGTGCACACCCTGAGCCCCTGGTATGCGCGCATCGAGCAGTCTGCTGACCGCAACCTGCTGGGCGAGCGCGAGCGCAAGCAGGGTCTGTACTTCAACTTCAACGCGAACGGGTTGATGCGCGGCGCCGCGAAAGACCGGGCCGAGTATTTCGCCCGGGCCCTGGGATCCGGCGGCCACCCCGGCTGGATGACGCCCGACGAGGTGCGCGAGCTGGAAGAAATGAACCCGAAAGGCGGCCCGGCCGCCTTGTTGCCGCCGGGCACGAGCGCGCCGGCCCCGGCCCCCGAACCGCAACCCGCCTGAGAGGCGACCATGACGACCAAGACACTCGACTTTGCCTACGAACTGAAGGCGAACGGCGACACCGGCACCTTCACGGGCTACGGCTCGGTGTTCAACGTGACCGACCGCGGCGGCGACATCGTCGCGCCTGGCGCTTTCACCGACACCCTGGCCGCCTCAAAGACTGCCGGCCGGCTGCCGGCGCTGCTCTGGCAACACCGCCAGGCCGAACCGATTGGGGTCTACACCTCCATGGAAGAGGACGCCATCGGCCTGCGCGTGGAAGGCAAGCTGGCCCTGAAGACCGCGCGAGGCGCCGAAGCCTACGAGCTGATGAAGATGGGCGCCATCAGCGGCCTGTCGATCGGCTACCGGGTGCGCGACGACAGCTTCGACCGCGTCACCGGCGTGCGCACCATCAAGAAGGCAGACCTGATCGAGCTGTCACTCGTCACGCTGCCCATGAATGACGCGGCTCGCGTCGCCTCGGTGAAGAACATCGAGGACCTCGAGTCGCTTGCAGAAATCGAGCGCCACCTGCGTGATGCCGGCGGCTTTTCGAGAAGCGAGGCCACCGCCCTGGTGTCCCGCATCAAGAGCGTCATCGGCCAGGGTGATCCTGGGGAGAGCGCTGACCTGCAGAAGGCAAACGCAAACGCCGATGCGTTCGCGAACATGCTCCTCGGCATCCAGTAACCCCACCCACAGAAAAGGAAATCACCATGGAAATCAAGACCCTGGCCGACACCATCGAGAAGCTCGGCCGTGCCTGGGAAGAGCACAAGAAAACCCAGGATGAAGTGCTCAAGGCGAAGGCGGACGGCAAGGCCGTGGCTGACCTCGAAGCGAAGCTGGACAAGATCGGCAAGGACATGGATGCCCTGACCGAGCTGAAGCAGCAGCTCGAGGGCGTCGAGAAGAAGCTGAACCGCCCGCAGACCGACACGGAAGTGAAGGCCGCAGCCGACCTGGCCGCCGAGGTCAAGAGCTTCAACATCGCACTGCGCACCGACGCGCAGGCCAAGGGCAAGCCCTTCGCTGGTGACTTCAGCGTCGAGCAGTACCGCGAGTACAAGTCGGCCTTCTTCAAGGCTGTCGCCCTCGGCACGCCCATCGCGGCGATGAGCGCCGAGGAGCAGAAGGCCCTGTCCGCGGGCTCCGACCCGGACGGCGGCTACCTGCTGCCCGCTTCGACGATGGGGCGCGTGGTTGCGAAGATCTACGAGCAGTCGATCATGCGCCAGATCGCCTCTGTGCAGGTCATCAGCACCAACGACATCGAAGGGCTGATCGACAACAATGAGGCCGACGCCGGCTGGGTGTCCGAGCTGGGTACCCGCTCCGACAGCACGACGCCCCAGCTGGGCAAGTGGCGCATCGAGGCGTTCGAGATGTACGCGATGCCCAAAGCCTCGCAGCGCATCCTGGACGACGCCGCCACCGATGTGGAAACCTGGCTGGCCGGCAAGATCGCCGACAAGTTCGCCCGCGTCGAAGGCACTGCGTTCTGGCAGGGAACCGGTGCTGGCCAGCCGATGGGCCTGGCCTCCTACAGCACCGCGGCGACGGCCGACAGCTCGCGTGCCTGGGGCGTGTTCGAGCATGTGAAGACGGGCACGAATGGCGCCTTCAACGCCAC